CAGACTATCAGGCTCATAACCTGGGAGACGGAGGTTCGAATCCTTCACCCGCAACCAATTTCGGAGTTTAGCACAGTCTGGTAGTGCGCTTGGTTTGGGACCATGAGGTCGCAGGTTCGATCCCTGCAACTCCGACCAATCAACTTGATTTATCGTTATATCTAACAGTAGACCCGATTAAATCACTAACCTTATCACCCCAACTGATAGAACTGATACTGTTACCAAACATCTCAGTACACATATCATTGTATGGTCTAGGTGGAACCATATCTAACCCGTATGCTTTAAGTCTGGGTTCTAAATTTGTAAAACCCAAATTACCATATATGTCTCTTTTAAGATAAGGTAATTTAAATCTATCATTGGGGTCATGTTTACTGTGGTCATACACATCTATATGTGATTTGATAAATTGTAGATTACTATCAAGACTGTAACCAAGCATGTTACCTATACCGTGAATACTGTTATCTTTCATAAATTGATAATACATATTATGTCCATGCTGATGCGGACTTAACAGATGATCTATTATCCAAGGCCAAGAGTAATCACCTCCTAGAATAACATACCCACTACATTGTGTTAATAACCAAAGATATAAGGCTGCTCCTGCAACCTTTATGTTGTATGGTTCTAACAATTTAAGATAGTCACCGGTCTCATAAAATTTTATAATATCTAGGTCAACTAATTTTTGTTCTATATGATGTTCTCTACAGAATTTTTCACTATAATAAACATCATGTGTGTTGATTAGTACTTCACCAGTATAGATTCGCATAGTAATTGCTCTAACTGGAATTTTATTATATATGCAACTTAATAATGCAACTTCACTATCAAGTCCTCCACTAAAACAAACTTCAACTGTTTTTGTTTGTCGTTGGCTTAGATGATTGTTGAGAATTTCATAGATGTTGGTAGTGTCCATAAGTTCAACATCACGTATTTCAGTGTGGAAGTGTTTTAGTTTTCCATCAACATTGTATGTGGCCGTGCATTTTTTATAATCATTGTATCCTTCAAACCAAGTTTTTTCAATCATAAAATTATTTATATAAATATTACACAGGAGAAAATAATGAGTAAAGGTAGTAGACCAAGACCATCTAGCATTAAATTAGAAGAATTGGCAAACAAACATGAAGGTATATTTGGTAAGAAACCACCAAAAGAACCCTATGTACCTCCCCCGCTTCCAGACATGAAGGAAGAAAAGTCAGTCATTGATTGGGGTAATGTTAAAGATAGCAACCAAGGTGGTTGAAAGTATTCGGATCGTTAGCACAGCGGTAGTGCGGCGCCCTTACAAGGCGTAGGTCGTAGGTTCGATCCCTACACGATCCACCAAGATTATGAAATTATTTGAAGCAACAGTAAGAGTGAACGGGAAAGAGTTCAAAGACAGAGTAGGAGCAAATAATGCTGAAGAAGCAAGAATGCTACTACAACAGCGTCATGGACCTAGAGCAGTCCCTTACTTACCTAGAATGATACCAAATTAAATGCGGCTGTAGCTCAGTTGGTAGAGCATCACGTTGCCAACGTGAATGTCACCGGTTCGAACCCGGTTAGCCGCTCCAAGTTTATTAACCAAAGAAAGAAACTATGACTGAAAGCAGAGCAAGATATACAAGTGAAGAAGCCGTAAATATGGTAGAGAATCGTTTTGATTTAGTTCTCATTGCCTCACATCGGGTAAGAGAATTGAAGCGTGGCCATCGTTCTACTCTTAATACTAAAGCAGGACCCACGGTTACTGCATTGATGGAAATCGAAAAAGGTTTAGTTGGTAGAGAGTACCTTAGACGAATTAGAAATACATAAAAACATTGGCCAGTTAAACTGGCCAATTTTTATGGGTGCTCTATATATGGACTCCATGCGTGACCTATTAAGCTAAGTCTAGTACCGCTAGTAATAGTAGTAACTGCATGATACGAGTCTGCTGGGAAAAAAATACCTGTACCTATAGCCTTACTTAATTTATAAGAACCTATTGACAGTTCGCCACCGTCATATTCTGATTCATCAGATAATTGAATAATTAAATTGAGTTTTCTATACATCATTGTTTCAGTATTGCCACACGAATCATGATGACTATCGAATTTATCCCCCTCAATGTACATTTTTATTTCATATGGTTCTATAAATTGTATGTCAGAATAGATTGTTTTACCATACTGTTCCCAAACATAATCTAATGTTTCATATATAGGATTATCATATCTGAACACTAGACATGTATAAAAAGAAGCATTAGTGAATAAATTCTTACTTCCCCGGCGATGTAATCCAGAAGTAACTTCATCCTTAGCAAACTCTTTTAATTCCTTAGCTAATTGAGGAGATATTAAATTAGGAATCTCAATGATTTCTTTATGATAATCCACTTCAACATTTCTTGCCGGCAAATCAATTGATTTAGGTTTGGGAATTATAGGAAAAGTCATTGTGTATTTATAATCTAATAAATATGTTGTATGATTAATATTTTAATTCCAATGGCAGGTGAAGGCAGTAGATTTAAAAATACTCACAGTTTACCAAAACCATTAATATCAATAAATGATAAACCTATGATTACTAGAGCAATTGAAAGTTTAGGGATTACAGGTAAGTATCATTTTGTCGTTCGCAACAATGAGTTTATGCAACAAACAATAGGGGCAATTTATAGTATATGTCCCGATCCAAACATTGTTTCAGTTAATTATACACCTAATGGCGCGGCTGCATCTGCATTACTTATGGAAGACTATATTGATGAAAATAATGAATTAATTATTGCAAACTGTGACCAAATAATGAATTGGAATTCGTATGATGTGATTTCTGATATGAGAACGTATGACGGAGCAGTGGTTACAATAACTGATAATGACCCAAAACATAGTTATGTAAAAACAGAAGATGGTTTTGCGATACAATTTGCCGAGAAAGAAGTTATTAGTAAACATGCATTAACCGGAATACATTATTGGAAACATGCGAAATATTTTTTTAGTTCAGCAAGACGAATGATAAACGATGGTAAGAAATCAGCTAACGGCGAATATTACATAGCACCAACATATAACTATCTAGTAAGAGAGGGAATGGATATTGGCGCGTGTAGAATAAAAAATTCAGAATTTAACCCAGTAGGTACCCCTGAAGATTTGGAGAAATATTTATATGATAACAGGTAAGTTATCTGACCATGAACGTGGTTGGATTATAGGAGACTTTGAAAAGAGTTTATTGCGTACAAAAGATTTTGAAGTGTGTGTACGAGTTCATCCTAAGGGTGAGGTTTGGCCGGCACATCTTCATAAGATTGCTACGGAATATAATGTATTAATTTCTGGTAGTATGCGTATGTGCGGGGTAGAGTTAGTCACAGGTGACACATTCATTGTAGCACCAAATGAAATAGCAGATCCTATCTTCTATGAAGACTGTACAGTGATGTGCGTTAAGACACCCAGTGTACCCAAAGACAAATACTTAGTATGACAACTTATATCTTTGATGTTGATGGTGTATTGTGTGACACCGGTAAAAAGATTGATTCAGAGTTCCATGCATGGTTTCTTGATTGGAGTAAAGATAAAGAATATTATATCATCACCGGTGGTGAGCGCCACTCAACCTTAAATCAAATAGGATCAGAAATACTAAACAATGCAAAAATACAGTTTCATTGTATGGGTAATCACGTATTCATTGAAGGTAGAGAATATAAATTAAATCAATTTACATTAAGACCTGAAGAATTATATTGGCTAAGTAGTTATATACAAGAAAGTCCGTATCACACAAAAACAGGTAATCACATAGAACAACGCACCGGTAGTTTAAATATATCTGTTGTGGGACGTAATGCTACAACTGATGAACGAAATAATTATATTGAATGGGACAAAAAACATAGTGAGAGAAAATTGTTAGCTAAAGAGTTTGTAAAACAATTTCCTAGATTTGAAGCATATTTAGGTGGAAATACTAGCATTGATATCTGCCTAATAGGTGGAAATAAAGGATCTTGTTTATCATTTATAGGTTTAAATATAAAAGATTCTATATTTTTTGGAGACAAGTGCTACATGGGAGGTATAGATTTTCCGTTAGCAAGAGCACTTAAATATAATTCCTATCAAATTAATAATGGATATAAAGAGACTTGGGAAAAGTTAAAAACATTATGAAATACATAGCGCATAGAGGGTTAACTAATGGCCCGGATGTTAATCTAGAAAATCGTCCTCAACAAATTGAATTAACGTTATCTCAGGGATTTGATTGTGAAATTGATCTTTGGGTAATTAATTCAGAATTATATCTAGGGCATGATAGACCGGATTATCCAATTGATAAAACATTCTTAAATAAATTTGGACTATGGATACATGCTAAAAATTTAGCGGCTTTGCGTTGGCTGTCAGACACATCATTGTATTACTTTTGGCATCAAGAGGATAAGTTTACATTAACTAGCAATAAGTTTATATGGACCTATCCAGGAGAAGAGTTAACTCAAAGAAGCATCGCCGTAATGCCAGAATGGAAAGACCCTGAATTGTTAAATCTACCAACCAACTGTTACGGAATCTGTAGCGACTATGTAGAAAAGATTAAAGGATTAAGATGCGATTAATTGGGTGCGGCGATAGCTGGTGCTGGGGCGCAGAATTAGTTGACCCGGTAGAAGAATTGGTACCTATTATGAATTTGCCCGGTGGGGGCTTTGAACGTCAACTAAAGCCAATCAATATTGAATATAGATTAAAGCATAGATATTTGAATTTGTTTGCTGACAGTATTGGTGCAACGGATGTAGTTGATTTGAGTAAACCTAGTCGCAGTAACGATGCAATTGTCCGCACATTAATTGAATTTCTTGTTACTGAGGGATATACTACTGGTCGTGATTCTAGTGATTTGTTTATTACAATAGGATGGAGTAGTCCCGAACGCAGAGAATTTTATTATAAGAAACAATGGGGAAGTGATAACTGGATGGAGTTTGGCCCATGGAGTATGGATCAAGATCACGGTGATAAAGACATTGACAGTTTCATGCGATTGTATTTTGACAACTTTTGGAACGAAGGGGAATTCTTACATCGTTGGATACAACAAGTGTGGCAGACAGAGTTAATGTTAAAAAGTTTGAACATCAAGTATGTTATGCATCAGGCTTTCTACCACCATCATACCCAAATGATTAATCAATGGGATGATAAGAAGTATAAAGAAAAATTTACTACAATCACAAAAGCTGACAAGTTGCTGTGGGATTCAATTGATAGTGTTAAATTTATTCACAAAAATCATCCTGAATTAGGTACAATGCATCATTACATGTTATCACAAGCCAAAGATGTGTTTGAAGTCTTTCACCCTAACAGTAAAGGTCATGCTATTTGGGCTGACCACATGTACAAATATTGTATTGAGAACAAATTACTATGAAAAATATTGCTGTAATTTTAAGAGGTCATTATAGAACATGGGACTATAATCATAAAGAGGCATTTAAATTCTATGAATCAATAGCAGATAATATTGAGTATTATTTTGTTACTTGGCAACTTGAAAATATGTTTTCAAAAAGAATTACAGATAGCTTTCAAGATAATAATCAAAAATTAATCAAATTTTTACCTATCTATCCCGATCCACTATATTATACTTCTTGGCATGGCCCCAGTCACTTGAATCACTCAATCATTCCTTATAAAAAACAACGTGAGCGAGAGATAACATATGATGCGGTATTTGATACACGTCCTGATATAATATACAAACGAGTAGAAAACAAAACGGTATCACTACCTGAACCTAACACTTTATATGTTACTAGATATGAGCCACAACATGGACCAGATGGTAATAAACATATAGGTATTGAAGATCATTTTATGATGTCCACAAGTGAAGTTCATAATATAATGAGTACGAGACATGCATATAGTGATGTAATAGGTTGCCAATCACAAATATTAAAACTTGCTACTGAGTTTGGAATACATACGGCTCTAATCGATTGGGTCAAAGATGCTATTGTTAGGCCCACAGCATTTGCAAGCATACCCAAACCCGGGAACTATTTTGACGGAGATCACGCAAAAGTAGAAAGAGAATGGGGATTTTTACCATTAGAACAAAAGTTAGCACTTTTAAAACACCATGCAATTCGTGAGGAAGACTATACTACTAGCAGTATACTAGCTAAATTGTAGTTGACATTTATTCCCAAATCGTGTATAATTAGAAGATAAAGGAATAATTATGCCGTGGATTGAAAACGTAGCCGCAAGTGATATCCCAATTGGGTTTCATCACAATGCCGGCCCAAATAGTATGTTGATTAGTATTGTGGATCCAGCAAGTTGGCGCCCTGAAGCCAAACATGAATTCAAAGAGCGGCACAATTTTGAGTTCCTTGACGTTGAAGAAAAAGACGAAGTGCTTGAAGAAGCAATGAAGTGTAGTCATGAGCAGGCCACCGAGCTTGTTCGTTTGCTACAACACGCACTGGACAAACGAATGAATGTTGTTGTTCATTGCTTTGCGGGTGTCTGCCGTAGTGGTGCAGTTTGTGAAGTAGGTGTTATGATGGGTTTTGATGATGTGGGCAAATGGCGCAGTCCAAACCTACTAGTCAAACATCGTATGATGAAGGCATTGGGTTGGAAGTATGATGAAAATGAAAAGCCAAACATTGATGATTGGCGAACTTTTAGGAATGATATATGAACAAATTGAACGAAGGTGGTAAAGTAGCAGTATTGTACTCTCCTGGCTTTGGTGCAGGTTGGTATACATGGAACTATGAACATCCCGAAATTCTTTTTGATCCAGCAATCGTGAAGTTTGTTGAAAAAGAAAAGTGGGATGAACTGGCTACTTATGTAGAATTGAAGTATCCTGAAATCTACACGGGTGGTATGAGAGATTTGACAGTAGAGTGGATACTAGAAGGTGCATTGTTTAAAGTAAATGAATATGATGGTAATGAATCAATTGAATTGAAAGAAGGCAATCACTGGATGGTTGCGTAAAGAAAGAGAGGGCATAATGCCAGCAGTATTTTTAGTTAGTGATACTCATTTTGGACATGTGGGTGTTTGTAAATTCACAAACAAAGATGGTTCAAAGATGCGACCATGGACTGATCCAGATGAGATGGATGAAGAAATGATTAAACGTTGGAACGAAACAGTCAGACCAAATGATAAAGTATATCACTTAGGTGATGTTGTCATTAATCGTAGGTCTTTAAAAACGTTAGCTAGATTAAACGGAGATAAAGTTTTAATTCGTGGCAACCATGACATTTTTCGTGATGATGAGTACAGAGAATACTTCCGTGAATTACGTGCATACCATGTTATGAACGGCATGATATTAAGTCATATTCCATTACATGAAGATAGTTTAGGTCGTTTTGGGGTCAACATTCACGGTCACTTGCATGCCAATCGTGTTCGTAAACCACGCGGGTATGATGTTAAAACAAAAACTATGTTATATAGTGATGATATTGATAATCGTTACCATTGTGTATGTGTTGAACATACAGACTATAGACCTATATTATTTGAAGATGTTATAAAGAAAATCATAGCAGAAGGCGGAGAAGTAGGCTTTAAATCAGGCAACGGCCCCACAATGTAAAAATAGAGACTTCGGTCTCTATTTTTTTGGCTAACCTTGTCATATTTGTGTCACACGTTTTAAAATAAATAAGTAAACTGGGCACAAGATAGGGTGTCGCTGGAACCCATAACCAGCACTTTTAAAAACTACTATGAACAAAACATATCGTTCTATCTTTATCAGTGATGTTCATCTTGGAACCAAAGACTGTCAAGCAGGCAAACTAAACAACTTTCTTAAGCATAATAGTTGTGATACATTATATCTTGTCGGGGATATAATAGATGCATGGAAAATACAACAGAATCGTTGGCGTTGGAAACAAAGCCACACTAATGTAGTGCGTAGAGTTTTAGGCCATGCTAAACGTGGCACCAGAGTAATTTACATTGCCGGAAATCATGATGAATTTTTAAGACCAATGATACCTTATGATTTTAGCTTTGGCTTGATAGAGATACGTAATCAAGCAGAACATATAGGTATAGATGGCAAGCATTACCTAGTTACACACGGTGACTTGTTTGATGGTATCACTAGACTAGCACCCTGGATAAGTTTTTTAGGAGATAAAGCATATGATTTCATTCTTTCACTTAATAGCAAGTTCAATTGGATACGTCATCGTTTTGGTTTTGGGTACTTTAGTATTAGTAAATATCTTAAACACAAAGTAAAAAAAGCAGTAGATTTCATGTTTCAGTTTGAAAAGAATCTTGCCGCCTACTGTAATAAACGAGGCTTTGATGGTGTTATCTGTGGTCATATTCATCATGCCGAAATAAAAGTAATAGAAGGAATCGTCTATATGAATGATGGTGATTGGGTAGAAAGTTGCACTGCACTAGTAGAACACCATGATGGACGTTGGGAAATTATAACTTGGACTAAGGAGAGTGACAATGTGGATATTAATAATTCTAGCAGTTCATATAAACGACCCAAAGGATATTCCGGGGAAGATAGAATTGACGTTTCAAGACCAGCAGACTTGCCAATCAGTATTAAATACAATTAAGTATAAATTAAAATTTGAAAGTTTTAAGGTAATAGCAGAATGCAAAAAACAATAGCACTATTCATTAATCATCCGGAATGTAGTAAAGATTGCTGTGATGGTATGACGGAAGCATTAAAACAAGATTATATTATTAAGTTGTTTACCGTCAACGAATGCAATAGTGAAACATTATCATCAGTTGATATGGTGGCATTTCCCGGTGGTATTGGTGATGCTAGTTCGTATGATAAATTTTTTAGAAGAAAAGCACAAAATGCTGTAGCAGATTATGTGCAACAAGGTGGACGATATTTAGGAATATGCATGGGTGCATATTGGGCCGGAAGTTATTATTTTGATATACTTGATAATGTCGATACTGTACAATACATAAAACAACCAACTAGTGATATAAAACGATCTTATAGTACTGTTGCAACAGTTAACTGGAATAATCAAATTGAAAATATGTTTTTTTATGACGGGTGTGCATTAGTAGGTGATACTAGTAAATTTAAAACTATTTCAACTTATGCAAACGGAGATGCAATGTCTATTATACAAAATCGTATAGGGTTGATAGGGTGCCATCCTGAAAGCCAAGAATACTGGTACAAAGAACCTAGGCAATATATTAATAAACACTGGCATCAAGGCAAACATCATTCTTTACTATTAGAATTTGTCAATCAATTGATGGAACAATAATATGAAAACAATTTTAATCATTACAGATAATTTACCGGAGCAAATCAATGGCGTGGTTACCACATACAAAAATATTGAAGCGTGTGCGATTTTGGACAACCATCGTTTTGTTTACATTACTCCCGGGGACTTCGGCTACATTGATTGCCCTCGCTACAACGAAGTCAAGATTGCCTATCCCCGGAAGATGGGCAAGAAGATTAAGGAGATCAGTCCGGATTATATCCATATCGCCACAGAGGGTCCTATTGGTGTGTGGGCTAGAAAGTATCTTTCAAAACATTGTATTAGGCACAATACTGCTTATCATACTAAATTTCCTGAGGGGTTGAAAAAATTATTTGGCATTCCAGAAAAGTTTACATGGGCATTTGTTCGTTGGTTTCACAAGCATAGCGGTAAGGTGTTGACTACTACGGACAGTATGGTTCGTGAATTAAAGGCTCATAAATTTAAAGGTGAAATTATTTCATGGACTCGCGGGGTGAATCGTGAAATTTTCAATCCTTCATATAGAAAACACATAAGTAGACGATATCTATTATGTGTAAGTCGTGTTAGTAAAGAAAAGAATTTAGAAGATTTCTTCAATCTAAATTATCCTGGCTATCAAAAAATTATGGTAGGTGATGGTCCCATGTTAGAAATATACAAACAACAATATCCCAACGTTGACTTTGTGGGATTTAAAACAGGAACTGAATTGGCTGAATACTATGCTAATGCTGAAGTGTTTGTATTTCCTAGTCAATGGGAAACTTTTGGAATTGTTATGATTGAAGCCATGGCTTGTGGTACCCCGGTTGCGACATATCCCGTACAGGGGCCAGAAGATGTGATAGATGAGGGAATTACGGGTTGCATGAATAACGATTTAAAACAAGCGGTCAAAGATGCATTAATGTTAGATAGACATAAAGTTTGGGAAGGTAGTGGTCGATGGTCTTGGGAACATGCTTGGGAAATATTCAGAGACAATTTGATTTCTAGTAAAATTGAAAAAACATAATATATGTATAAATAACACTATGCTACAATTCATTAAAGACCTTTCACACACATTATTAGAGTTTATCAAAGATGACCCTGTTCGCCCCGAGATATCAAAGGATTTCCGTGTCAGCGATGGTAGAATGGTTGCGGCATTAACTGATGAAGAAAGTAATCCTGAAGCAATGGTATGTGTTAGCTTCCATGATTTTATTCCGGCAGATATTAAAGATTTAGATAAAACTGCACAGGTACCTACTACTGCTATATTCTATACTATATGGAGTTACAAGAGTGGCAAAGGTCAAGAGTTGTTGTTTAGGGCAGTGAAGGGGATACAAGAACAATACCCAAGTGTAACTAGGTTTGTAACTCTCAGTCCTAAAACTAATATGGCCCGCAGATTCCACCTAAAGAATGGCGCCATTGTTTTCCGTGAAAATCTAGACACTACAAACTACGAATATCCAGTAGTAAAAGAAGCTATCAAAACTGAAGAAAAGTAATACTCAAGTATTACATATTTTGTAGTAAAAAGTACTCATTTTTGAACACCGGTGCTTCAAAATCGATAGAGTTGTCCGGAGTGCATACTGACTCACAACTATAGGAATTATCCTAAGTTAGTACTAACTAACTTATACAATAGCCAAAATTTGACAATAAATGGGCTTTAGTATATAATTCATCTATGAACTCGAAAATCAACCGCAAACGCAGAACAGACCGTAATCAAGTTATCTATTACATCCAAGATGTACAGACACTTGAGTACTATGTTGGACTGACTGCTCTTTCATACAAAGGCAATGTGTTTTTGACACTACGCCGTCGTATGCAAAAACATATGCAACGTGCTATGACAGAAAACAAAAATTGGGGTCTGTCACGTGCTTTGCGTGAACGTGGTGCCGAGCGTTTTGTATTTGGAACTATTGAAGTTGTTCGAGGCAAGCGTCCTGCTCATGCACGTGAGACAGAATTAATCAATACAATGCAACCAGCATTGAACACATTTGGAGTAAAGTAATGGATATGATGCTTAAAGCAACAAGCTACGGTGAAGTTGGTATTGATACCGAAGCCAGTCCAGGCAACGGCAAATTCTACGCTAAGACATACGATGGCGAATTGGATTCTGTAGGTTTTGACACACTAGAGGAAGCATGGGCTGAGTTGGAGTATGTAGCCTGCGGTATTGTTGATGCGGAGTATGAAGAATGAACAATGTCACGGTCACATATTTAGGCAAAGAGTATTCAAACCCTTTGTTGACCGTTGAGGATTTGATTGATGACCGTGTTGTAAATTTAGCTAACTACGAATATTGGGTTCAAGGTTACCATCAGTGCTATACTGAAACCCGTCGATTCCATTTCTTAATCACCAAAAAAGAATTTGTAAAACTTAACAAACTTAAAGGGGTAAAATAATGAACGCACAAATTGAAAAATTAATTAACGATACAGTACAAATTTTGGATCGTGATCCTTTGAGTCAATCTGAGGACACTTATAGTATTCTACTAAAGTTTACGCAAGCCCTTGCTACTGAACTGGGTGAAATCGTAGTTGAAGATCCTGTCAAGGATGGTGTTCGCATGTACTTTGATGAAAAAATTGCCCGTTATGTAATTAAGAAAAGTGTAGGATTATAAAATGCAAGCATATATTAATTTGTGTATCGTAATGTTGCCCGTCATTGTGATGGGCCTAGCAATAATTTTAAAAGATGGATTTTAAAATGAGAGATGGATACGGAATATGTCCCGTATGTAACGGGACTTGCTATGTCAATTTGACAGAACAAGAAAAAACTTATTCTTGGAATAAAGATAAAACCAACCGCCCTTGTCACAATTGCGGTGGTCAATATATGTATAGTACTGCCAAAGGTGAAGTCAGATTAAATACTGATGGTGTGCCGTGTACGCATGAGTACACAAGTACCAATGATGGTCGTTGTTTAACAGGTTACACTTGCAAAAATTGCGGTGATCGTTATCAGATTGATTCCGGTGATTAAATGAATGACAAGGAACAAATTATACATGATATGTGTCTATCATATAGACATGATTATGGATTAAGAAAAAATAAAGATGATCCAACTTGGACAGCCGGAATGACGGAAGAAGATGCCAAAATGCTTTACAAAATTATGGAAAATCTGTATACTAATGATATTCAACCGCACTTACAGGAGTTTAAAAATGCATTTGATGAAAGTCAACGAAATAACAAATCATAGAATCAGTGAAGGCAGTGAGTATGGTTGGGACTGCTATCCCAACGCAAGGTATCTAGATTATGAAAGTGAATTTGCCTATGTGTCCGTAATTTATAGTACAGAGACACAGGAAATTTATGAGGCAGATGTGTCTATTAAAGTAGATGCTTGGTTTACTGAGGATAAGGACATGAGACCTTATCGTTGGCTAAATCCTGAATACAAAGATATCATGGTAACAGAGGCTAAAAAACGCAAAGTTAAATGGCGTAAGGCTTGGGATGATGTTAAGTGGATTGATCTGGAAGTAGAGGAAGACTTCTTAGAAAAGGCCAAAGCTATTTTCAATGGTGAATTGCATGATAAACGCATTCAGGTTCCTATTGATTTGGAAGATGATGTGATGCTGAAATTGTGCATGGAAGCACATAAACGTGATATTACACTAAATAATATGGTAGAAATTATTTTACAAGAGGTTGTGGACAAATACCGTGTCAACGGAACGCTTGAGTAAAACGTTATATTAATATAGGAGAAATACTATGAAAAAAATTCTAGTAGCATTATCACTTTTAGCATTGACTGGTTCAGCAATGGCTCAACACTATCATGGTCATGGCTTTCGTCATCATGGACACTATCGTGGTCCCGGATACGGATGGTGGGTAGCACCAGTAGTAGTTGGCGCAATCGGTTATGAACTTGGTCGTCAGCAAGTTATTGTACAGCAACAACCGGTGATTGTTCAACAACAGCCAGTGCAAACACAAACATGCACCGATTGGAAAGAAATTCAAGGAGCGGATGGTAAAGTGTATAGAGAACGGATTTGTAGTCAGTAACCAAAACGTTTGAAATTATATCGTTCATAGTGTACAATATGTTATGAACGATATTTTTTATGGAATTTTTTCTTGGATCAAAGATGACTTTAAGTCTAACCGAATTCGCTTTGTTATTGAGCTTCTTGCTTGGGCTATTAGTATTGGTTGCAGTGTTACTATGGCAGTCACAGTCCCCAATCCGCCGCTTCTTGCTCTTTATCCCGTTTGGATCCTTGGCTGTGCTTTGTATGCTTGGGCTAGTTGGACTAGGAAATCTTTTGGCATGTTGGCTAACTATATATTGCTAACTACTATCGATTCTATCGGCTTAATAAGAATGTTAATACAATGAAAACTTGGACAATCGAATTACAAGACGATCCCGAAACTGGTGATTGTATTTTAGAATTTCCACCTGACATGTTAGAAGAAACAGGTTGGAAAGAAGGTGATGTGCTACAATGGCATGATAACAAAGATGGATCATATACTATGACAAAGAAAGAAACACAATGGGTACTTGTTGAAGCAATAAGCACCTTCCGTGAACGATATATGGTTGAAGTACCGGTCGGTACTGACAACTATGGCAAAGATAAAAGTGAATGGGCGCTAGATACTGTCACTATGCAAGAAGCAAAAGAATTTAGTCAACAACATATTGGCGAACAAATCATTAGTCATCGTGTTCTTACTAAAGAAGAAGCCTTAGTTTTATGTGATGTAGATAATGACTATGGTAGTTCTTGGGATGAAGAAACAAAAATCAAAAACTTTTTTACAACTTGGAAAGACCAGGAAAAGAAATGAACATTACTACCGAGTGGACAGATAAAGATTGGGATAAATTAACTGAATGGTTAGGTGGAGTATTAAAAGTTACACCAGTCACAATTACATTTACTAAAAAAGATGGCACTGAGCGTGTGATGAAATGCACATTGGATCCAGAACTATTACCTAAGGTAGAACCTAAAATAGTTACCGAAGATAAAAAACCTCGAAAAGAAAGCACCACTTCAATGCGTGTTTTTGATTTAGAAAAAAATGAATGGAGAAGTTTTACTATTAAAAGTATCAAACATATCTCAGCAACATTAGGTGACACACAGGAAGAATACAATGGAAACATTACAGCACTATAAACAATATCTATCCATTGAAGGTAATTCTACCCGAAGCGAGTACTGGGGAGTATATTTAGCTACTTGGTTGATACTTGCTATTGTAACCATGCTATTTTTTGTGCTAACACTAACCGGTGCAATCGGGGTTGTGGTAGGGTCAATCATGTTGTTAGTTACTTCTGCTACACTTACATGGGCAATGCTGGCTACGTCAATTAGACGTTGCCGCGATGCGGGTATTAGTCCGTGGTTTACTTTAAGTTTTCTAGTACCGTACCTTAATTTTATTGTGTTCATTGTATTTGGTGTATTGAAGACCGACAACACGGATTGACAATAAATAGTATTTCTGCTATAATACTTGTATTATGAAAAAAGAAATACTATCTTTCACTGTTAAACAGCCCAAACACAGGGCCCATCGTGTTCTTTTCTGTGAGAACACACCGTTCAAACCTAAGGTTGTGCAAAGTAAGATTGTCTACAACCGTAAATCAAAACATCCAAAATTTGACAACAATTCCGATATCTGATACAATGCTTGTATTGAAACTAAAGGAATTATATGACTACGGAATTTAATAAAAATCTTCTTTGTAAGGATTGTAAGCATGCCGAGGCAAGTTTATTGGCCCGATTGACCAATATAAGTTATGGGTTTAAATGTACCATTCCTGAAAGTTGGAATGAACCAGAATACGATCCAGTAGTAGGGGAGACCGTGGCAGGTTTCTTTCATATTGCTAGAGTTATGCGTGGTAAATACCAAGAAGCATGTGGTCCGAATGCTAAAAAATGGGTGCCCTCAAGTACAAAAAAGGTCTTTTTGTACTTGAAAAAAGGTTGACATTAAATGGTTTTGGGTCTATAATAGAGTCTTATTCAGTCAAAAGGAGTTTTCAAAATGGAACGTCTTACAGAAATTCAGCAAGTAAATAAAGCAATTATGTTTGGTAACTTTTCAAATACCGAACTTGATTCTATCATCTCTGCAATTAAATTTGCCCGAGGTCAGATTGTCAAGCAAAACAAACGTGAAATGACAGTTGGTTCACAAGTGAAATTCACTAGTAGCCGTAGTGGTCAAACAATTCTAGGTACAGTTGAAAAGATCAACCGTAAATTTATCATTGTCCGTGAGACTGGTAAAGCATTCGGAAATTGGCGAGTCCCCGCTAACATGCTTGAAACTGTTTAAGGAGTAATTATGGAAAAAATTGTAGTTATTGTTGGTGCAGTTGTTCTAGGTCTTGTGGGCTTGCTGGCTCTCAGTTTCTTGTTGAGTTGGCCTGTGTACATGCTTTGGAATGGTTGCTTAGTTGGAGCCGTTGCAGGAGTCGGTGAAGTGTCCTGGTTGCAGGCATGGGGACTGACCGTATTGTGTGGCTTCTTGTTTAAATCTAATGTGAGTAAATCGTGATGAGTAAAATGGCAGACTTGTATGTAGAAATTGAAACCATGCTAGCGCAAGGTACACATCCGGCAACTATCTCTGCGGTACTAGACGTTCCGGTGGTTTTTGTCTATGATGTAGTAGAAAGCATTGAAGGCCAATCTGAAGAATTAAGCCCGTTCCAGACAATCAACTCCTAAAAAAGGTTGACAATAAATGGATTTGGGACTATAATAGAATCTTAAACAGTAAAGAAAAGGAAACAAAATGGCTTACATGAATCAAGAACGCAAGCAGAAAATCTCTAACGCACTTAAGCCTGTATTGGCTAAGTACAAAGTTAAAGGTTCACTGAGTGTCCGCAATCATTCTACCATCATGTTGACCCTCAAATCCGGTGCTATTGACTTTATTGGTAACAGCAACCGTGTTTGCGGCAATGACCACTATCAAGTGGCTCGTGGTTTCAAACCCACTACTAATGGTTACGATCAGGTGAATCCTTATCACTTCCAAAGTCACTATGATGGCAAGGCTAAAGAATTTTTGACTGAGGCATTCAAAGCACTGAAGTCGGCCGACTGGTATGATGAGTCGGATGCAATGACTGATTACTTCAACACTGCCTACTATGTTGATGTTAACATCGGCAAATGGGACAAGCATTATGAAGTTGAAGGTTCTTGGGACTCTGTAACTGTTTAAGGAATTGATATGAACAAGAAAGATAAAAAAATCTTTAATTTTATTATGTCGCTAAACGAATATCAATATGACGTTTGGTTGGAAACAATTAATGATGAATATGCAGACTATGCCAATCAATTATTTGAAATGGCACATGCTGACATAGATTCAAAAATGGTTACAGAATTTGATGACGCAAAATCGATTCTTGCACGGTTTAGATTGAAGGCATAATATGAACAGTTATTGGGTAATGGTAAAATATAAAGATGAACCGGGTGCTGGTTTCGGTCGTGTCTATCTTAATGCCGACAATCCTTTTCAGGCCATTCAAATGGCAAAATCAATGTATGGTCGGTTGCTGATGTCAGAATCAGTAAACATGGCTTAATCAAATAATGGGTAACACAATGGTTGACAACAAAACCCTTTTGTGTTATCATTATAACAGTGCTGAGTGATATCGGTACATTTTTTAAACTTAGCTTTTTTAAAGGAAACATAATGGCTAATTCTAATCAAACTTTCAAAGTCGCTGGTATTACTATTCACAATGGTAACGCTAAAGTTCGTTTCACTGATGACATGGTCCGTCGCATCAAGCAATTTACGAAAGGTGGCGCAAGTCGTGTCGATTTCGTTGAGTTGCCTAGTGAGATGACTAAGGTTGAGGCATTGAATCACTTAGCAACATTACCGGAATTTGCTAGCCCGTCAGATCAGGCAACTATTGCTGATACACTTGCTGATAAAGTAAAAGAAGCAAGCAAGGGCGAAGTTAAAGTTAAGGCTACTAAAACAAAGCCAAGCATTGATGCTATCAAAGCACGTGCTAAGAAAAACAAAGAAGTGTCCGCAGAACAAGTATTATCTGTTATCTCTGAGTAATCAAAGGGGCTTCGGCCCCATTTAAAATGAATACGAATCTATCTACATTCCGTCGCTCGTTTAATCCTCGTAGAGAATTTAATCCAGCAGATAAAAAAGATTTACTAGAATTCAAATTCTTTAAAAAGAACGGCAAATGGAAAACAGGTTGTCCGTTCTATCTAGAGGATCCGTTCGTTGAGATTCCGGCAATGTGTGAAAGTAAATTCACTAATTACATGCTAGAGAAGATGAAATAAAAAAGCCCCTTAAATGGGGCTTTTTTGTGGGCTTTAACAAATTAAATTGATGTTACTTCTTTATTCTATTAACCTTGCCAAGCACCACCGGCGACTCTGTACCACATCTTGTAGTTCACAGTGTCCACTGCCACATCAATGATTTGACCATTGGTTTCAAAAATCTCATAGCCAGAAGCCACAGAGGC